GTAGCGTCTGATAGTATTGGTAAAGGTTCGTCATACGACACAGCATCACCATTTATTACACTTAAAAAGGTAAGATTACTTACACAAACACTTGTTAATGGATCTATTAATCAAACGCTTACAGGTTCTATTGGATTTCCAGGAACAACAATAACATCAAATTATGGATTCACATCAGGTGGTTCAGTTAGTGGTGGTTGGTCTACTGCAATCAATCAATTAAGTGGATCTCTTGGTTTAGCAGATTCCATTTACCCTCTTGGTACATACAACCCAATAGGTAATACAGATCTTAAAATTATTGGTAATATACCAACAAAGGTTGAAAAATCACTTGATAGAGTAAAAGATCCAGAACTATTTGATGTTGATATTCTTATAGAAGGTGGTCTTGGTACAATCTATGCATTTACAACAATTGCAGGTACATCATCATATGATGATACAGCTTTTAGCAATAATTTTAACGTTTCACTTTCTGCTATACAGAAAGATCTCGTAACTACATCCAATGCTATTGTAACCAATTACCAAGCTGTAGTTAATAAGTTTACTGATATAGCTCAATCTGAAAAGGATGGCGGTAGAGGTGACGCATTCTTTGTTGCTGATCCAATCAGACAGTTCTTTATAACAGGTGCTAATTCTAAAGTTATTGACAGAACAACAACAACTAGAAACTATCAAGGTATTTACTACGCGTTAAGAAATCTTTATAATAACTTCGACACTTCATATATGGCAGCCTATAGTAACTGGATTGCAGTTATTGATGATGTAACAGGTTTACAAACATGGGTACCACCATCAGGGTTTGTTGCAGCTATCATGGCAAATACCGATGCAGGTACCGGTCCATGGGAAGCACCAGCTGGTTTCAATCGTGGTATTATTAGAGGTGCTGTAGATGTTGGTTGGAGTCCAAATCAACGTCAGCGTGATGACATTTATAAGCTTGGTATTAATCCAATTGCATCATTCCCAGGTCAGGGTATTGTAGTGTATGGTCAAAAGACAGTACAGAACAAACCAAGTGCATTTGATAGAATTAACGTCCGTCGTAACTTCCTATTCATGGAAAAGACAGTTAAGGATATCATGAAATTCTTTGTATTTGAACCAAATACTAAATTTACACGAGATAGAGTTCTTGCAACACTTAACCCATTCTTTATCAACATTCAAGCTAACGGGGGCCTTTATGACTTCTTGGTTGTATGTGATGAAAGAAACAACTCAGATACAACTATTGAAGATAACACATTAGTTGTTGATATCTATCTCAAACCAACCAGAACCGCAGAATTCATTCTTGTTAACTTCTATGCTACAAGACAGAGCGCTAGCTTTGAAGAATTAGTAGCGAGAGGTTAATAGCAATTAAATAATATTATGGCTCAAAACATCCAACAATTCTACAAAACAGCTAAGAACAGAGACTTCTCAAGAGACTTCCTCTTGAGAGTAACTAACATGACTATAGCAGGTCTACCAGCAATCACTGAAGATGATCTTGTATACGTAAAGGCAGCATCTCTACCAGGTAGAACAATTAACAATATTGAAGTACCTTTTATGGGGTTAAACTTCAACGTTCCAGGATCTGTTGTTTATGATGGATCTGATAGCTATGAACTAACATTCTATCTTGATGACCCAGGTCAAAATCAAAACGATCTTCGTTCTAAATTTGAAATAGCATCAAGAAACCTTTTCGATGACCTTACTTCATCTGGTTTATATCAAGTACCAGGTAATGAATCATCTATGACTCTTACACTCCTTAATAAGAATCTAGGTGATACAGGTAAATTCTTTAAGCTTGTTGGTGTTTCGATGAGAAAAGTAGATGCAATTGAATATAAAATTGCAGATGGTAAAGGTGAAACCCTTGAGCTCAAGGTAACCTTAGCTTACCACTACTACACTACCAACGAGTTCCGAGATCAAGCTGTAATATAATAATATTATTTAAATGCCTAACAAGACTCAACAATTTCTTACTTATTTAGGTAAGAGTTGGTACAACTCTATACCATTAAAGAGTCTCTGGGAAGTTAAAATATATCAAACTGTCGCGACGCCACGACCACCA